AAAATAGGGGGCGCTAGGCCCCCCACAATATTATGTGTGTTTCGCAATGTGCTGTTTAAGCTTTTCAGCTTGCCTGGCAAAGTATTTGCCACCAGCCACGATCTCTGGTTCATCATCCCAGTGACCTTCACGGTAGTCGATGTCAGCGCGGTTATCCAAGTCAGCTTGGAACTCACGCACGATTTCAACATCGACTTGTGTGGACGGCTTGATCTTCCCATCCAGGAAGTCTTCAACAAACGCAATGTATTGATTGCGATATTCTAATGGCTCAAGGCCATCAGCACACTCAATGAAGTTCAAGACCTCACTGTAGGTATAGTCAGGCTTTCCGCGAAAGCTGACCCCGAATGGGATAGTCGTATTAGACATGGCACACTCCTTTCAAGAGCATAAGAGTTGTAGAGGGAAGCCCTCATCCTTATTAATACCACTATATCCCATGTTATTAAATATGTCAATACCTAAAATAAAAAAAATTATATAAAAAAACCTCTTGACACACATGCTACGTTATGGGATTAATGTTCCCGTGAACGAAACAAATATCAAGGAGGTAATAAAATGGATGGTGTTGAGCTATTCGAAAGACGCGAAGAATTACGTTATATCGTAAAAGATCTAAGCGCAGAATTAAAAGAAATTGATGAGAAGCTAGAGGATTTATTCTTAAAAAAGTCTCGTGATACTTTGAGATCGCAGGGTAAAGACTTTGGCACAGCTACTATTGCAGAAGGCAACAGTAGGTTTAAAATTAACATTCCTAAAAAAGTAAAATGGGACAATGACATGTTAAAAGAAGTGTTTGAGGGGATGAATCCTGATGACGCTAACCACTTTGCAAAAGTAACATTTTCTGTAGATGAGCGAGTTTATAATGCGGCTCACAAAGAAATCAGGGATCTTCTTGAACCCTGTAGAGTTACTGAAATGGGTAAATTTAAAATTGATAGAGAGGAATCTTAAATGAAATTACAAATTATTTCTGCTGACGAACGCATGAAAGAAAAGCGTGGTCACAAGATTGTAGTATGTGGTCAGAGCGGTGTAGGTAAAACTACACTTGCTCGAACACTGGACTCAGATAAAACTTTGTTTATGGATTTAGAGGCTGGAGATGCCGCCATCGAGGGATTGCCCATAGATGTTATTCGTCCAAGAACTTGGCCTGAGTGTCGTGATCTAGCGTGTTTCTTGGGTGGTGGAAATCCATCCTTGGCAGATGAGTCTGCATATAGTCAGAAGCATTTCGAATATGTATCAGCTCAGTATGGTGATCGTGAGGCTATGATGACAAAGTATGATACTTTGTTTGTTGATAGTATTACAGTCGCAGGGCGTTTGTGCTTTCAATGGTGTTTACAGCAACCCGAATGTCATTCTGACAAAAGTGGTAAGTTAGATACCAGATCCGCTTACGGTTTACACGGTCGTGAAATGATGTCGTGGCTTACACATCTACAGCATATTCGTGAAAAGAACGTTATCTTCGTGGGTATCTTAGATGAGTACACAGATGACTATAATAGAAAGCAGTACAACCTTCAGATTGAGGGTGCGAAAACAGGAAGGGAAATGCCAGGTATTGTTGATGAGATAATTACGATGGCAATCCTAACTGGAGAAAATGGACAGTATCGTGCGTTTGTGTGCGATCCATTAAATGAATGGGGCTATCCTGCGAAGGATAGGTCTGGCAGGCTCGAAACTCTCGAAGAGCCTCACTTAGGTAAATTAATTGCAAAAATGGGTAGCGGAAAACCACAGTCTGAAAGACCTTTGGTATTTGTTGACCCTAGAAATCAAAATTCAAATGAAGGGAAAATTAAAGATGCTTAATTTAAATAATACACCTGTTGATGAGTCAACAAAAGAGTTTGAACTTATTCCACACGGAACTGTAGTTCGTGCAATTCTCTCATTAAAACCTGGAGACATGGAAGTTCCTGAGTTTGGTAGAGGCAACTGGTTTAAACAGTCTTCAAGTACTGGAGCAAAGTGGACTCAGTTAGAATTAACTGTGTTTGGTGGGCCATATGATCGTAGAAAAGTTTGGGACAATATTTTTGTAGATGGTGCTAAAATGGGTCAAAGCGGTATCCCAGTGGCTAAAGAAATTGGTCTAAGAACTCTTAGATCTATTATCGAAAGTCATAATAATCTTGATCCTGCGGATATGTCAGAAGCGGCACAATCTAAAAGGCAAATCTCAGGTATTGACCAGTTGAATGGCATGGAGATCTGTGCTAAAATTAAGGTTGAAAAAGGTACAAATGGGTACGCAGATCAAAATAAAATGTTAGTGGTTCTTACTCCGAACTCAAAAGATTTTATCTCTGGTAGTGCGGCTCCTATTAGTAGCCAAGCTCCTCAACCACAGTCCACAGCAAGTGGCCCTGTTCCTGATTGGGCTAGATAAAAGGCTAAATGTGAGTGGCTAAGGTGTTTATTACCACGCCGATTCACACTCTGACGAGGGGCAGAGTGCCACAAACCCCTCACCATTCTCTCCATTCCAACTAGAGGTTAATTATGATACTAAGACCATATCAAGATGTAGCGGTATCAGACGCATCCAAAGCTTTAGATGACAGAAAGAATACAATCGTTGTCGCGCCTACAGGTGCAGGAAAAACGATTATGCTTTCTGCTTTAATTGGTAAGAGATACAAAAAAGGTAATCGTGTCCTAGTTCTACAACATCGTAACGAGCTTGTAGAACAAAACATGACGAAGTTTAGTAAAATAAATCCATCTATGAAAACCAGTATTGTCAATGGTACAGTTAAAAACTGGGATGGCGATGCAGTTTTCTCAATGATTCAGACGTTATCAAGGGATAACAATCTGGCGAAAAGACCTAAGTTTGACATGGTAGTGATAGATGAAAGTCATCACGTTGCCGCTGATACTTATAAAAAAGTAATCAATGCCGTTAGAAATGATAATGAATATTCAGAGATTGTAGGATTTACTGCCACGCCTAACAGAGGCGATGGAAAAGCATTAAAAGGTATATTCGATAATTGCTCACATCAGATTGAGCTAACCACCCTCATTAGAGAAGGTTTTTTAGTTCCGCCAAGGGCGTTTGTAATTGATGTTGGAGTTAAAGATAAACTAAGTGAAGTTCGTAAACTGGCAAACGAGTTCGATATGGAACAAGTCGATGCCATAATGAATAGAACTATTATTAATCAGCGAGTGGTTGAGGAATGGCTTGATAGAGCAGGGGATAGAAAGACTGTTGTATTCTGTTCTACTATCAATCACGCCAATGCGTTACTTGATGAGTTTTTAGCTGAAGATATAAATGCGGAAGTTGTAACGAGCGAAACACCTAAAAAAGATAGATCACAGATTTTGCACGATTTAGAACATGGCGATGTTCAAGTGGTAGTAAATGTAGCAGTTTTAACTGAAGGTTTTGATGCTCCACCAGTGTCGTGCATTGTGCTGACAAGGCCATGTTCTTACAAATCTACAATGGTTCAGATGATTGGTCGAGGTCTAAGGATTATTGATCCAGAGCTTTATCCTAATACAATTAAAAAAGACTGTTTGGTCTTAGACTTTGGAACGAGCATCATTACTCACGGTGCTTTAGATGAGGGTGTAAACTTAGCGGGAAACGAAAACGATGGTGTTGAGGGTGTAGCTCCAACTAAAGAATGTTCTAATTGTGGTTGGACTGTTCCTCAAAACTCTCGCGTCTGTCCTAATTGTGGTCATCTGTTCGAGGGGCAAGATAAGTCTGAGCTACATGACTTTGAGTTAACTGAATTTGATCTGATGCAACTGTCACCATTTAGATGGATAGACATCTTTGGTAACGGCACTTGCATGATGGCAACTGGATTTGACGGATTCGGAATAGTGGCTACAATAGGTGATAACTCAATAGGTCTTGTGAAGTCTCAGAATGGACGCTTAAAGGCCGTTGCGATTGGTAGCAAAGTACAGGCTACTTCTGCCGCAGACGACTTCCTGAGAGAGATTGAGAGTAGCAAGGCCGCTAACAAAAGTAAGAGGTGGTTAAACGATAGAGCTACACCAAAACAAATGGAACTTTTAAAGAAAAATAATGTTCAAATCAGCTTTATGGATTTCTCCTGGACAAAATATAAAGCTGCTTGTTGGTTAAATTACCTATGGAATAAAGATCGAATAGATAAAATGGTTAAGGAAATGGGTTATGATAAGAAATAAACTATTAGAGGCGGCAAAGAAAAAGATTAATGTTGATAGAGCTGATGTTTATGGGGATGCAAAGTTAAATCATGTGCGAATTGCACAAGGTTGGAATATTATTATAAATTCTGTCGAGGGGGATATTAACGAGGGTCATGTTGTGCTGATGATGGATTGGCTGAAGACATCTAGGTTGCTAGAAACAATGGGGCATCAGGATACTTGGGAGGATAAAATTGGCTATTCAGCTTTGGGTGGCGAGTTTATGATAAAGGAGGAGCAAGATGCCAAGGTTTAAGATGAATGTTTTTTTAATTAGTGAAAATACTGAAGGAGAAATATTTACGAATGAATTTAAAATGATTTGTTTTGTTAGAGATAGTTACGACAATCAGGAAGTAGCTGATCGTGCTGACAAAATAACTAAAGATTATATATTAAAATCTAAAAATCCTGTTCTGTTTGGCTCTTGCTTTTATTCAGCTAGGAAAAATGACAAGCCTCACAATTGGGAAATGATTTCTTTTAAAGACAATTGCCTTGAAGAAAAATATACAGAAAGAGATTTACGTCATATGATAAAATTATACACTCCAATTGAG